ATTTCTTACTATTTCTGATGTAGTGAAATTTAACAAATACACCTGTACGTTATTACCAGTTTGTACCCTACTTTCCAACGAATTTATGATAAGAACATTTTCAGTAAAATCTATAGTTTCTTCCTCTTGTTTCATGGATGGTGTTCGTATTTTAAGTTTTAGATATTCTTGTCCGATAATAGGGCCTAATGAGGTAAGAGCAAAAGAATCCTGTAACAGTATGTCTCCTGTAACAGCAGTCATACTAGTATCTTCAAAAATAGTTATGTTAAGTATTGATGCTGATAAATCTATTACCATACCAGAAGAAGTAATTATTTCTGCTTTGACTAATTCAAAATCACCAACGGCTTGTATTCCTGCCATTATATCACACTTGCTCCCATAAGAGTTTCAAATTCTTCTATAAATTGCTCTATATAAGCTCCATCTAATAATCGTATTTTACGTAAACTATCTTGTCTTTCTACTTCAAACTCAAAGTTTGTTATCGTAGTAAGGTCTGCTTCAGAGTAACCTGTAGTATCCGTTCCTATATTAATTTTAATAGAGGTATCACCAGAAGTTTGTGCTATTTCATGATGATGTATTGCATCTATATTTGTGTATTTGTCATTAACAAATGCATTGAACTGACTACTAGCCATAGGCCATTGGTGATAACGGTCAGTGATATTATTAATATACAAAATTACCCAATGTAACTGTGAATCATCATAGAGTTTATCTGCAATCATCTCTGGAGTTTCACCATCCCTAACATCATAGGTATCATATAGAAGAGTGTTTGTTCTTACCTTTGTTCTCAAAGCAACACGTTTCAATAAGTTAGTTACGATTTTAAAATCACCATTACCAACAGAATCATAAACTATGAGTGGAAAATTTGCAAAATACATATTAGAAACCTTCCTTAATCATATCTTTACTTAATGTTTCTATTTCAGTAAACTGTAAAGTGATTGAACTTTTTTGTGGAGGAGGGCCGTTACCCCTCATAGACTCTGTAGGTTCGTAAGCAGTAAAACGATCTGCACCATATTGAACATCTACCTTCTGTAGAAAGCAAGTTGAAATTTTATTAATAAAACCATTTTCTTGATTTTGATACATATATGTAATATCAAAAGTGTTTGGAATTTTCATCTCTCTTCTTGTAGTTTTATTAGAATATTCAGGCATCATATTTTCTTTAAAAGTGTATATTATTTTTTCTATTGTTTTAGCCTCTTCAGCACTCTTGGGTATAAAATTAAATGTGTATGAGAAACTTCTTCTACCAACACCTTCAAACATCATTTCCATTCTAGGAGTGATAACTTTACCACTGTCAATTTGTTGTAAAGCTCTAGCACCTGATGCCACACCATCTAAAGTAGCATTAAGTAGATTTGTTATACCTTCTTTAGCTCCACTAATATTACCAACTGCTGTCAATTTAGCTTCCATACCAGCACCAGCACCTCTAAATGCTTCTATTGCTTCTTTACCCATCATAGCAATTGTGCCTATTTCTTGATCTGCATATTTAACTTCATACTCAACAGATACAGATGGTGGCATATATAAAGATATTGCTGCATCAAGTCTGACAGTTGGTTTCTCAGCTAAGATTGATCTTCCTTTACCTTTTGCTGGGCCAGGTGCTGATGATAGACCAACTAATTCTCCAGAACCAGCGTTTTGATTATTTGTAGCATCTGTGAAACTTTGACTTGATCCAAAATCACTACCTTGAACGACTTTACTTTGTATTTTATTAAAATCTTTGTCATTTTCTGTTGAGTTTACTTTGCCAGGCGTGAATGAATTAATATTAAATACTATATAATGACCTTGTTGTGGATCAGAATCAACATTTGATGGATATGACATAACACTAGTAGTAAATTTACTCTTTGTGGGTAAAGAACTAAGAGCAGAATTAGCGGCTTCTTTAGCTCCACCAGATAAAAAATCAACACCACTTTTAATACCACCACTCACTGCTGAATTTAATCTTCCTGCTATTGTGGATCGAACGGCACCTGTAATACCTGTTAATATTGCCATGTCTAAATATCCTTATACACTCTTACTGAAAGTATTTATACGTTATGTCATACAAAGGAAAATATAATCCTAGAAATCCTCAAAAATATACTGGTAATTCACAAAATGTAATCTATCGTTCTTTATGGGAAAGAAAGTTTATGGTGTATTGTGATACTAATAATTCTATACTTGAATGGGGTAGTGAAGAGATCATCATACCCTATTTATCTCCTTGGGATGGAAGAATACACCGTTATTTTCCAGATTTCTATATAAAAACTAAACAAGCCGATGGAACTATTAAGAAGTTTATTATTGAAGTTAAACCCAAAAAACAATGCTCTCCTCCACCAGAACAACCTAAAAGAAAAACTAGAAGCTGGTATGGAGAAGTTAAAACTTGGGGTATTAATGAAGCAAAGTGGAAATATGCAACAGAGTGGTGTAATAATAATGATATGAAGTTTAAGATATTAACAGAAGACCACCTTAATATAAAGTATAAATAGTTACATGGCACAGTCAAAATTTATACAAAGCGTTCTAGATGCAGCTAAAGGTAGACCAAAATCTACTCAATGGTACAAAGATAAAATCAAAGAGTTTGGTAAGCCAGGCGCAATGGATTTGATACGAGATGGTAAAAGAAACAATAAACCTTTTATTGGTAAGTTGAATATGTTCTTCTATGATCCTAAGTTTAAGAAGACACTTCCTTACTACGATACATTCCCATTAGTATTACCGTTAGAAGCATACTCTGATGGATTTCTTGGAATTAACTTTCATTATCTACCAATTCCATTAAGACTTAAATTATTAGATAAATTGGTTGATTATTCAAATAATACACAATTTGATGAAAGCACAAAATTGATTGTTGATTATAGAAAACTTAAAAAAATAAAACTAATACAACCAACCATACATAAATATTTGTCTGGACAAACAAAGTCGCAGTTTCGTAGAGTGGATGCAGATGAATTTATGGTGGCTGCATTGTTACCAGTACAGAGATTTAAGAAGGCTTCATCAAAAGAAGTATGGTCTGATTCTAGGGGAATGATCTAATGGCAGTTGCAAAATTTTTAGAGGGTACAGCTTTTGGTGTGATAAATGATATCTTATCTGGATTTCGTTCAAATGAAGGATATGCTATACCGAATAGGTATGAAGTTGTAATTCAACCACCAGCAAAATTAGGTGGCGGCGGTCAAGAAAATATATTTGCCAATTCAGAAAGAGGTGCTAACGTAAGAGACATATCTATGAGAGTAGAGAGTGTTGTGTTACCTGGCAGAACACTAACAACTTCTACAGAATCAAACGTGTATGGCCCAAACAGAGAAATAGTTGAAGGTGTAACATATGCAGATGATATTTCAATAGATTTTCAAGCAAGTTCTGGTTTAGATGAAAGAGTGTTCTTTGAAAATTGGCAAAAACAAGCGTTCAATGAAAAGACATGGAACATAGGCTATTATAGAGATTACGTTGGTTCTATGGAAATATATTTATTAGATAGACAAGATGTAAGACGTTATGGTTTAAAAATGTGGGAAGTATTTCCTAAAACTATAGCAGCAACTACTTTAACTGCAGCTGAAGCAACAGAAATTATTAAAACAAATGTATCTTTTACTTTTAGATACTGGACAAATATAGATCAAAACCAACAAGGCCCAGATATAATGGGTAGAATATTTGAAACTGTGATAAACTCAGCGGAGAGAAATATTTCTAGAAATATACCTAGAATATTAAATAGATTATAATAAGGATAAATAATTATGGCGTTACCTAAACTACAATCTCAAGTATTTGAGTGTGAACAACCATCAACTGGAGCTTCAATAAAATATAGACCTTTTTTAGTTAAAGAACAAAAAGTTTTAATGCTTGCACAAGAATCAGAAGATAAAAAACAAATGCAAAATGCATTAGCAAATATCATTTCTTCATGTACATTTGAAAAAATAGACCCATTTACTGTTCCCATGTTTGATGTTGAATTTTTGTTTTTAAGAATACGAGGAAAATCTGTAGGTGAAAAAGTACAATTAAACTTGTTATGTCCAGATGATAATGAGACAAGAGTTAAAACTAATCTTAATCTAGAAGATGTAGGTGTAAATCAAAAATCAGGCCATACTAATATAGTTAATGTAACTGATAAAATTAAAATTATAATGAGATATCCTACTCTTAATGATATGGTTGATTTAGATATGGAAGAAAATATTGATGGTGTAATATCTATGATAAAAAGGTGTGTTGATGAAATTCAAGATGGTGAAACTGTTCATAGTAGAATAGATATTTCTGAATCAGAATTGGATGAATTTTTAGAAAGTTTATCAGGGTCACAATTTGAAGAATTAACAAGTTTTTTCGACACCATGCCAAAAGTTTCGCACATTATGGATGTAAAAAATCCTAAAACTGAAAAGAAAGGTGAGGTTGTTTTAGAGGGATTGCAAAGTTTTTTCGAATAGCCCTCTCTCATGATTCTGTTACTAATTATTATAAAACAAATTTTGCAATGATACAACACTATAATTATAATTTGTACGATTTAGATAATATGATGCCTTGGGAGAGGGAAGTTTATATAGGACTTCTGATAGAACACTTAGAGGAACAAAAGAAGGAACAGGCTAAAAAATAATGGATATATTAACACCAACTGGTGCAGCTACAGAAATTACAGAGCTCATTCTACCTTATATTGGTATGGTGTTAATTGTTGTGTTTGGTTTTATGTTTAAAGACTTTGCTACCAAACTAAGCAAAGGTATTTCGTTTAGTATGAATAAACAGTTTCAAGAGGGTGATCATGTTCTACTTGATGGAGAACGTGCTCTAATCGTTAAAATAGGTATTACACAGACTGTATTTGGTGTTACAAAGGTAGGTGGTGAATGGGATGGAGATTATATATGGCGATATGTTCCAAATGAACGTATTGATTTTCTTAAATTAGAGAAGATAATTTTCGACCGAACTCCTATAAATAACAATACAAGTATAAAAAACAACTCAAATAGAATTGAGGAGCTAGAAAATGGCAACTAAGGATGATAAAGTTAAAATTATAGAAGTAGATACAATTACCACTGAAAAATCTTCATGGTATAGTCATATCAGTCCTTCTGGAATTGATAAGTGGCGTATCTGGCCTAGAGCATTAATTACTTTGTATGGTATTATGTTCTGGCGTACAACAGAATGGTTCATGGCATTACCAGAACCTACTGCTCCTCAAAGTGCATTTGTAAGTGTTATCGTAGGTGCTGGAGCTGCATGGTTTGGTCTTTATGTTGGTTCTGGTGGTAAGAAGGATAGCAAGTAATGGCTGAAGATTTTAAAGCTCTAGTTGCTGCACAAAAAGAAACATCCAAACTGATACAGGAACAAATCAGACAGTCTATGACTGCTGAAGAACGTGCTGCTACTGACACAGCCAATGAATCAAGAAGTGAATCAGCAAGAAGAGGATGGGAAACTCGACAAGAAAATATTGCATTAGCAGAACAACAAGCAACAATAAATCAAAATCAAGCTCTATACCATGCCCAAGAAGATGGTGAAGATACAGCAAACACTGGAGAAGAACAAAGTGGTTACTTGTCTGATCTTATTAATTTCTTTAAGAAAGATTCTGATAAAGATGGAGCTGCTGCTGCTGAAGATAGTGCTAAAGGTGATTCTAAAGATAGTGAAATGATGGGTTATCTCAAGCAGACTGCTGGATTTCTTGGTGGTATTGCATCACAAGGTATGCAGAAAGTAAAGTCTGGACTTGGAGGTTTGAGTAAATTTCTTATTGGTGGTTTAGCTGTTGCAGCTCTTGCATTTTTAGACCACCCTAAATTTAAAGAAATGATAGTTTTATTGAAGAAAACTATTATTCCACTCTTAGCAACATTTTATGATGAAGTTCTTGTACCTATAGGAGAAGCACTCTCAAAATTATTTGGTGATATTATGTTGGCACTTAAAGGTGAAAAGAGTTTAATGTCTGTACTTATGGATAATAAATTAGCAATTCTTGGTATTGTTACTGCTCTTGCACCAAACTTAGTTTTTGGTGCTTTAAAACTAGCAGTAATGAGTATAGGAAAGGCCCTTCTTTGGGCTAGTGCAAAAAGTGGATTAACTGCATTAATTATTAAGGGATTGACAGCTCTCAAGCTTGGGTTTATAGCTATGAAAGCAAGTGTTGCAAGTTTTTTACCTCCACTATTGCCAATAATTGCAATTGTAGCTTTAATGGTTTCTCTTTTTGCTGCTTTGTCAAAAGCATTTGATGACTTTAGGTTTGAATTGGAAGCAACAGGAAGTATATGGGAAGCAACAAAAACAGCTATAATGTCATTTATTGCTAACTTTTTTGGATTTATTCCCAACCTAATTAAATCTACTCTATCTTGGATCATTGGAAAAATAGGTAGTATATTTGGAATTGACGCTTTCACTGATATATCTAAAGCAATGGATGAATTTGATTTTGTTGAAGGAATCACTAGTTTATTAACCTCTATAGGTGATACTATATCTGGAATATGGGATGGACTT